CACGATATGGACTTAAAATTGATGAGACAAATATTTATTATGTTGATAACCAGGATTTGTGTTATATTTCACATCCTGGGTTAGGTACATTTAGAGACTTGAGACCATACATTTTACCAGAGCGCTTTAAAGGTGCTTTAAATGGTAATATTGTTACTCGTAATGAAGATGGAACCATTAACATTAATTCTGTTATCGGATTAAGATCTAAAGATTTTGATTATCATGATCTAGATGGATCTATTCTTCATTGCCGAGGTTATTATGGCCAAGCTCAAAAACCAACCCAATCAGGTGATTGCGGATCAGCATATATTGTGAAAGCTATGAATGGCTTTTTCATTGCTGGTATTCATATTGCTGGTGGTTGGAGTGCATCTGGTAAGGAATATTTAGCTTTTGCTCAACCTATAGTTGAGAATGAAGTTATTCCACCAGTATGTGCATCTTTTAATGGTATTTCTTTGACTGGTACTTACCCAAGATGTCAAAAAGAATATACCCCAACCATACATCCCAAGGATCCAATTTTATTATCTAAAGGATGTATTAATGTGTATGGAGATACTAACGGATTTAGACCTAAAATTAAGTCTGATGTTTGTGATACACTCATGAACGAAGATGTTAGAGATAAATTTGGTCTGTTAGAAAATACACATGTTTCTCCTAAGGGTTGTAGTTATACTACTTGTTTGAAGAATAATTATAATGAAATAGGAGAGAAAGCGAATTTTCAACCACGAGATATTAAATTTTGTGGTAATGCCATTTTCCAATGGTATATGAGAGAAATTCGTGATAATAAATTAGAAATTCCAAATGGACCGTATGATCGTATGGTTGGTATTAATGGTATTGATGGACATGAATCTATCAATCGTTTACCAGGTAAAACTAGTGGTGGCTTTACCCGTGGTGGTAGAAAAGATCAATATATGGTTTTATTACCCCCTGATGAAAATCATTTACTTAAATATGATCTTGATGAAGACACCATGAAAGAGTATAATCTTTTGTATGAAAGATACTCTAATGGTGAACGAGGTCAAGTTATTTGGAATTATAATTTTAAAGATGAACCTATCTCACATAAGAAACATGCTGCAAGTAAAATAAGATTGTTCAATGCTGGACCATTAGCTTTTAATGTGTTATTCAGGCAATATTTTGCTTGGACTATTCCATTATTTTCCGGAAAGTTCAATTATAAGTTTGCATCTGCAATTGGTACTAATTGTTATGGTAAAGATTGGAATAAATTATATTATTACATAACGCAACATGGTGAAGATAGAGTTATTGCTGGCGATTATAAAGGTTTCGATAAGAAACAACCCGC